AAAGTAGTGTCAAAGACTAGAAGTCCTATTTATCGTACTTTAACCTTGCAGTCCTATTTATCGTACTGCCACCCAGGTTCTCCATTTAGCATTATACACTATGTAATAATCATTCCTAATTTTACAAAAAGTACAATCTGTATTATTGACTTTATACAGACTGTAAAGTATAATATAATCATAGGGAACGAAGAGCACGAATGATGCTCCTAAGCCGTGGTCAGGCGCGTGAAGCGTTACGGATAGGCTTGCGTGACTGCTAGCTCATTTCTCTTCGCCACCCTTAACATGGTAGAACTCTTTAAGAGTAACGGAAAACTGGTCATTGGACGTTAATGGGGTTGTGCCCATTTCTACCACCACGGTTCAAACTATGAGCTTCATCCGGTGTAAAAGCCATAGAGCCGCGCTAACACGCCTGTTAGCTTGATGGTTTTTATAGGTTTGTCATTTCTCCTACTTCCACCATCCAAAAGGACAAATGGTCGCGTCCTCGGCTTAATATTAAATATGAAAGGAGTGTATTACAATGTCAATGTGGTGGGATTTAAAGAACACATTATCTTATAATGCGCTCTTTAATTTTGTAGTTGGTTCTCGTGGTTGTGGTAAAACTTATGGCTTTAAGAAATGGGCTGCTGAAGATTTTATCAAAAACGGGAATCAATTTATTTATATTCGCCGCTATAAAACTGAAATGAACAAGAAAGCTAAAGAAAATTTCTGGGCTGCTGTTGCTCATGAATTTCCTGACCATGAGTTAAAGGGAACGCCTGAAGGTGCTTACTATATAGACGGTAAGCTTGCTGGCCAAACTCGTTACATTTCAAGTGCAAAATCTGAAGAACTCCCACTAGTTAATAAAATCTGTTTTGATGAATTCATCTCTATGGACGAAACCCATCATGGTTATCTTAAAGACGAAGTGACATTTTTCTGCGAATTATATGAAACTATTGCTCGTATGCGCAGAGTGGTGGTATTCTTCTTTGGCAACGCTGTTACATGGGCAAATCCATATTTCACAGAATTCGACATTAAAAAACCAATTAACAAAAAGCAAATTGCTACAACTAGAGAGGGCTTAGTCTTAATTCAAATTGTTAACAATGAAGAGTACATTGAAGCAAAAGAGAAAACTGACTTTGGCCGTTTGATGAAAGGCAGCAAGTTTGGTAAATATGCTGTTCACAACGAATTTTATCTTGATAGTGTAGTTGGCATTGCTAAGAAAACTCCTGAAGCTAAATATCAGTTTGGTTTTAAGATTCATGATGATTATTTAGGATTATGGGTAGACTTCTCTTCCGGTAAATGTTATCTTTCTAGAAAATACAGTCCAGGTAGTGGCGTGATTTATGCGTTGACAAATGATGACCATGATTATAACACCATTTTGATTGCACGCACTCCACGCCCTAACTGGTTATTATATATAATTAAACAATATCGGTTGGGGGGATTGTATTGTGAAGATGAAATAATTAGGAGATACCTGATGGACATTTTAAAGATTGTAGGTGTATAATGTTAGGAGTTGAGTTTATGCCCTTTATCATTGTTCTTGGGTTTATTGCATTTGACATTCTAACAGGGCTGATTAAAGCAAAGCACGATGGTTCTTATAATTCCAGTATCATGCGTGAGGGCGGTTATCACAAGTCCATGGAGATTCTTGCAGTGGTAGGCTCTTATGGCATTGAATACGCAATGCAGTATATTGAGCTTGGTATCCCTATTCCACTTGTAGGTTCCGTGGTTACTTATATTTGCATTATGGAGTTTATCAGCATTATGGAGAATATGTGTGCTGTAAATCCTGAACTTTCTGCTCTGTTTAAGCCTTATCTTGAAAAACTTAAAGGAGATGATGGAAATGAGGAAAGCAAACGGTGATGTCCTTTTCTGTTGGCCTTTAGAGAAGCACATTATCACAGCTGGCTGGACTTATAATGATGGTTCTTCCCACCATGCTATTGACCTGCGTGCAGCTCCCTGCACACCTGTTTATGCAGCTGAGGATGGTGTAGTAAATCAGGTACAGAGCTGGGATGGTAGAACCAAATCTGGGATGCAGTCTTATGGCAACATGGTTAGAATTAGGCATAACAATTATAATGGTTCTAAGCTGGAAACACGCTATGCGCACCTTAAAGAGTGTCTCGTCAAAAACGGTCAACACGTTTACGAGGGTCAGCTTATTGGGTATTCTGGCGCAACTGGTAATTGCTATGGCGCACACCTTCATTTTGAAGTAATTTATCATGATTGTCGTGTTAATCCTCTGAACTGGTTAGATAGCAATTTTTCTTGTGCAACACAGACAGTAATTAAACATCTTGGTAATTATACTTCGGTTCCCAGAGAATCTACTAAAGGCGATTTTATTAAGATTCATGCAACTGGCGTTGATATGCAAGCTATTATCGCTCTATGTGAGAATCTTAAACTTACTTATGAACGGAGTAATAAATAATGAAAACACGTGATGAAATTTCTGCAATGCTTGGTGGCTTTGTCGATGCCAAACCTGATGAACAGGGAACTCTGATTGCTGGTGTTCTTGACGAATTTGACGAGTGTCGTAATGAAGCAGAACAGTTTACCAGTGGTTGTCCAGATGGTGCATCTAACTGGCATGAAGCTTATGACAATCTTCGCAAAGATTATGTTAAAGCATTTCTGAATGATGACAATAAGCCTAATGACGAATATCAGAAACCTAATGGTAATACAATTACAATTGATGAAGCTGCACAGGCTTTTGTCAAGAAAATGTTTGGTAGAAAGTAAGGTGTGATTTTTGTAGGCGTAGCACAAGAACCTGATAGAAAATATTATATTTATGTTCGGGATAATTTAAATGCTATTGGCAAATACTTAATTGGTTATTATATTCTCAAAGACATTTAAGGAGTTGATGATTTTATGGCCTTTTCCTTCAAAAACAATAATATGAGCACCCTCTCTAACATTCTGGTTATCCACGCCGCCCTAGATAAAGGTGAAACTGCTGATACTACCGCACTAGATAAAGGCGAAACTGCTGATACTACTGCTGATATTGCTACTGATACTACTGCTGATACTACTGCTGATACTACTGCATTTACCATTCCCAGTGTAGTAATGGCTCGTGTTATGAAAACTAGTTACGGTAAATTTGTAGTTACTAATTCTATCCCCTGCTTGCGTGTAGTGCTTGAAAATGGCACCATTTCTAGTGCTAAAGTCACTTCTGATGGTGTTGTAACTTTGACCTCTCCTGCTAGAGGAAAACTTATTATTGACGGCACTCTGGATATTGAGTGCAACTATTAAGAAAGGTAGGTAATTAAACTATGGCTTCTGCTGCTGTTGGTATTATTAACGCTGTATTTGGTAGTGATGCTACTTTTGGTGGTGCTCCTAAGATTGAGAATACCACTGAATCCATTAAATCCGCATGGTCGTTTATCAATTCTTATGAACCGCGTCTGAACTATTTCTGTAATGCTCTGGTTGACCGTATTGGCCTGACCGTTATGCGTTACATTTCTTTTGAAGACCCTTGGCAGGTTTTTGATAAGGGTGTTCTGGGTACTGGCGCTACTGTTCAGGAAATTTATGTAATGATGCAGAAAGCAACCCCTTACTTCTCTGCTGACCGTGCTACTAATGACGAAGTTATGAAAGCCGAATTTGGTAGTGACCCTGCTGAGGTTTACACTGCTTACCATGCTGTTAACTCTCGTATTAAGTACAAGGTAACTGTCAACCGTGAAGCTCTGGAAACTGCTTTCATGAGTGAAGCTAATTTGTCTGCTTTTGTACAGAACGTCATCGACCAGATTTATAAGCCTGCTGAGCTGGATGCTTTCATCATGAAGAAGTATCTGCTGTATCAGCTGGTAAAAAATAATAAGCTTAAGAAAGTAACTGTTTCTGCTGTTACTGATGAAGCTTCTGGCAAGACCCTGGTTAAGAAGTTCCGCCAGATTTATGGCAAGATGAAGTTCATTTCTAAGGAATATAATGCTGCTGGTATTCCTATGAATACTCCGGCTGAACGTCTGTACACTATTGTTCCTGTTGATATTTCTGCTTCTATTGATGTTGATGTTCTGGCAAGTGCATTTAACATGGATAAAGCAGATTTTATGGGGCATCGTCTTGAAGTTGACAGCTTTGCTCTTAATAAGTATGAAGTTGAACGCTTGGAACATCTGCTCACTGGTAATGACCCCTCTGGCAATGGTTCTGTAACTATCGCAACTGGTGGCGATAATACCTATACTCATGTTACTCCTAACGATGACGATATGACCGCTATTCAGGCGCTTATGGTTGACCGTGACTTCTTCCAGATTTACACTAAGCTGAACACCATGCGTGAAACTGACCTTGGCTCTACTCTGGATTGGAACTACTTCCATCATATCTGGCGTATCTATTCTGCATCTCCGTTTGCAAACGCTGTGCAGTTTACTACTAAGGCTTGATAATTGACATTTTTCTTAAGCATGTAGGCTTATCCTCCTAAAACGTGGGGCGCGCATACGATATCACGCGTTGCTTATATGGCAGTTTACAAACAATGTATCACTGACCAAAGCACAATTAGAGTTTCAGCAGCTTATCCGCATTATTCTGATGGTTCAGTTCATGGTGGTATTGACACGGTGCACACAAATCATCAATCTTATGCACCAATGGCAGGTACGGTTGAAACAGCCCATACTTGGCAAGGTGGCACGACTGGTAATGATTCTTGGGGTAACTACATTGTAGTTAAAATGAGCGATAATAGCTATTGGCTTGCAGCTCATTTTGTTAGTCAGATTCATAGTGTTGGTGAAACAATTACTCGTGGTCAATATATTGGTGAGCAAGGACGAACAGGTAATGTTACTGGTATTCATACGCATTGGGAATACTGGATAGGCGGTTATGGCACAGCTTACAGAACTGACCCATCTGCTATTCTTGGTATTCCTAATGAAGTAGGTACATGGGATGTTGAATGGGATGCTACAAATCCACCAACACCACCTGAACCACCTACACCACCCGGCCCAAGTCCTACTCCTACAGTTAAACGTAAACTTCCAATTTGGATGATGTGTAAACCACCCTACAGATTTTGAAAGGAGCTGAAAACGCAAATTGCCAAATATGCAACTTTATATCTGTAAGGGTATCCCTACAGATAAAACCTATAATCATGTGCTTAGGTTTCAGTCTGATTCTTCCCGTTTTGCTTATTTCACTTCTAAATCCGTTCTTCATCTTACCAATTATACTTATCAGCGGTTAGAGCATTATCTCTCTGTTGGTGTTAATGCTGAAATGATTGAACCATGTAATTATATCGTATTCCAGAACGCTGACTTTTCAGATAAATGGTATTATGCCTTTATTGATAAAGTAGAATATGTTGCAAACGAAACCAGCAGAATTTATTTCACGGTTGACGTTATGCAAACTTGGTTTAATCAAGTAATATTACAGCCTTGTTTTATTGAGCGTTCTCATACAAACACTGACGAAATTGGCGATAATATCATCAATGATGAACTAGATACAGGCCCATATATTGACGATATTCAACAGTACATTGACTTTGATAAGCGTATCTGCATTGTTACAACCTTTGATAAGCCTGAAAAAGACTCTCCCCCTGCATCTGGTTCTTTACGATTTGGAATTTATTCTGGCTGCAAAGAAAACTTTTTTACTACAGCTGAATCTGCTAATGATTTTATTGCTAAGGCTGTAGAAGCAGGGCAAGCTCCTGACGGTATTTTGGGAATTTATATGGTTCCTCTTACCTTTGATACTGGTAAGTATGATAAGACTTTTGTAGTTCCTAATAATGTAGCTGGTTATGTTCCTAAGAATAATAAGCTTTTCACATATCCTTATTTTTATCTCCGTTATTATTCTACACAAGGCGATAACCACGTTTTTCGTTTTGAACTTGGAGATAGAAAGAAAAGTCTGCATATTGGATATAATGTAATGTCAAATGCTGGGCAGACTACAGCAATATTTGCAGCAGAGGATTATAAAGGTTCTACTGGTTATAATCAGGAAGATGTGTTTGCAATTAGCAATTGGCCTACTTGTGCTTATAACACTGATATTTATAAGGTATATGTAGCACAGAATTCTAGTTCCATGGCCGTTGAAAATGCAGGTTTGGTAGCTGGTACAATGTTTGCTGGTATTAACCTGCTGACTGCCCCAGCAAAGGATGTTCAGGCTATGAGTGGTAAACATCCTTCTCTTTTCCCTGATAATACTTATGGAGCTATTGAAGGCTTAGCAAATCAAATGCTTAATATTGCTGGCACGCTTGCAAAACGTGATGACATGGACAGATTGCCGCCACAAAGCCACGGTTCTGTAAGTCCTTATTTCCGTTTTACTGATGCTGGTATTTTACCGACAAGGGATGCAAGTGCTCCATATGCTATGGCTAGTTATCATCATGTTACTAAAGAATTTGCAAAAGTTATTGATGACTACTGGACTATGTTTGGCTATCCCATTCACCAAGTTCAGGTTCCTAACATTGACTCTCGAATAAATTGGAATTATGTTAAAACGCAAAACTGTTGTTGCTTAGGTGATGTTCCTGCGGATGTTTCTACAATGATTAACGACATCTTTAATCGTGGTGTTACATTCTGGCATAATCCCAGTCTTGTTGGAAATTATGAAGCAGACAATTCTATTTATAAACGTATTCCAGAAGTAGGTGAGTAAATGAGTAAACGTTCACAAAAACCACAGCCGCCTTGGGTTGATTCATATGACTTAACGGTTGCAACTTATGCTAACTGGTTTAATCGTCTGTATGATGTAGCACTTGCAAGATTCAAATGGGAAGGGCTTGAAGATTCTCCTTTTTTGGATGAACGATTCATTGAACAGTTCTTGTTCTGGCAACCCTTAATGGCTGGTTATCATGACCCTGTTATGGGTAACTTGATTCTCCCAGCTATGCCTAGTGATAACTTTGACATTATTGGCGACCCTAAATATCTTCGTGCTTATGGCTACAATTCTAATTATCAGAAAACTGGACTTAATAAACAAAACTGTGCTTACCTTTGGTGTAATATGCGCCGCTCTCCTGATGCAATTGTCATTAAACAGTTTGCACAACGTCTTACCAATATAGACAGAACGATTGACTTAAACCTTGCTGCACAGAAAACTCCTAGAATTGCTTATGCAAATGAGAATACAAAACTTTCTGTACAGAACTTGGTGTATCAGCAAGATAAATATGACCCTTGGCTGTATCTTAAAGGCAATCCCTCTACTGATGATATTAAGAACATGATTGGTGTTCTTGATTTAGGTGTTCAGTACATTGGCTTGCAGTTAGAGCAGCAGAAAAAAGAAACTCTTGCTGAAGCTCTTACCTATTTAGGTATTGAGAGTAACTACAATATGAAAGCAGAGCGGCAGTTTACTACTGAAGTTCAGATGACCTTAGGTCAGGTAGAAGCAGACCGCCTTTCTCCATTGTATTCTCGCCAGAAATTCTGTAAGGATTATAATAGGCTCTTTAATACTAATATCTCCGTATCTATGCGTTCCCAGCTTGAATTAACCAAGATTATGGAAGGACGCGAAGATGAAGAAAATTTAAGCGATACTAATATTGAGGATGGTGATAAGGACAATGAGTAAATATACAACTCAAGTACGCTTTATCTGTGAATCAAAAGCAGGTATTGTTGAACCTTACACCAATATTTCTTATTTGGAAATTATTGAGCGTGCTCGTCCTAAAATCTTCAATTTTAGTTATCCTATCTGGAATGAAAACAAGCGTAAAGAGCTTGAAACCAATATTCTTAAGCATTTCTATACAAATGAAATTGGTTCTGAAACCTTCGGCCTTTGGCAGCTGCGTCTGGATGACTGGATGAACAGCCACATGCCTTATTACAATCCTCTCTTTGAAGCACTTGATAAACAGTATGAAATGTTCTTAACTGATGACTTTTCAATTACCAGTGATGAAAATACTGAACATCATGATGTGAATACAGAGGATAGAACCAAGAATAGTAAGGTTAATATTGGTGGCACAAATAATTCCAATTATACTTCCAATTCTAATAGCAACGGAGAGAATACCAATACCCACACTGATACTCCACAGGGTAGTCTTGATAATTTTCTTGCTGGTAAGTATATGTCGGATGCTGACCATAGTAATGCAAATTCTGTCAATAATTTTAGCTCTAATGCTAGCTCTAACAGTAATAGCAATACCACTCAGGATGATAAAAACAACACAAAAGAAAATCGTGATGGCAATGAGCACCGGATTCTTGACCATGTAGAAAAAGGTTATCGTGGTCGTTCTCTCGTATCTATTATGAACGATTATATGAAAGAAAACACAAATATCTATAATTGTTTATATAGAGATATGGAAGTTCTGTTTATGCGTTTATGGTAAAGAGGTGATTAGGTTTGAAGTACAATCCTTTGGATAAACTTTTCCGTTCTGTAATTCCTGTTGCCTATGATGATAGCATTAGTTACTATGAAATGGTATCTAAGGTTATTGAGGTAATGCAGCAGTACATTGAAACCAGCTCCATTAGTTATGCAGACCCTATTCAGTGGGATATTACCAAACAGTATCCTCGTAACACAGTTGTTGTTACTGTCAATGGTGATGGATATTTAAGCACTCAGCCTGTGCCTATTGGCATTGATATTGACAATGAAGATTATTGGACTAAGATTGGTAACTTCTCTGAACTTTGGGGGAATGTTAAGCTTGCTATCACTCCCATTGATGAAGGTCTGAAAACTACTGCAAGTGGTAATCGCAATATTAACGACCTTGTTTGGCTTAATAATGATTTATGTGTAATTCTTAAGCCTATGGATGCAGGTACAAGGTACATTAGGGGCACCAACTGTGTTAAGACAAGTATTGCTGAACGTTTGCACCATATTCTGTCATTAAAAGTTGCTAAATATAATGAAGATGACACCTCTATCTCTTTTGGCTTCTTTAATCCTAATAATGGTACAATCGTTACTGGTGGTGACCTGCATATCTATGATGCCCCTCTTGAAACTATCAAAATTGTTGGCAAATAAGGATAGGTGATATTATGTCAAGTAATTATGTATCTAAGTTCAACCTTAACAACCAAGAAGTAATTGTTAAAGACAGTGAAGCTCGTACTACTGCTAATACAGCAAGCACTAATGCTACTAATGCTCTTAACAAAGTTACTGAACTGGAAAAGCTCTCTCGTGTTGAAGTTACCTATACGCAAGATACTGAAACGATTAGTATTGCTGCTGGCAATCATAATGTTGGATAATGGGGGTAAATAATATATGTCTAGTAATTTTGTAACACAAATCAATGTTGATGGTACTATCTGTGAAATTAAAGACTCTGTAGCACGTACTGATGCAGCTAGTGCTAAATCGACAGCTAACACTGCTAATTCTACTGCTAATGATGCTAAGTCTACTGCTGATACTGCATCTAGTAATGCTACTAATGCTTTGAATAAAGCTAATAGCGCTATCACTACTGCTAATACTGCTAAGTCTACTGCTGATACTGCTGCACAAGATGCAAGTAATGCTAAAAAAACTGCTAATACTGCATCTACTAATGCAAATAATGCACTTAATAAAGCTACTGCACTTGAGAAACTCCCTCGTGTTACTGTTACTTATAGTCCTACCGATACCACTATTAAAGTTGTTACCACTAATACTCATACGACTGCTTGATAGAAAGGGTGACTTAAATTGGCAAATCCCACTGTTGACAAATTTAAGATTGATAATTCCGTTTATGATGTACAAGATACCCAAGCTCGTACTGATATTGCTAAGAAGATTGATATTAACACTACTGGCGATTTAAATCAGACAGTTAGTGGTAACATGAATCAGACTGTTAATGGTGATGTGAAGGTATCCGCAAATAAAGTAGAAATTTTCTCTAAAGCTGGAAAAGCGTTTACTGCTCATTCGGGTGTTACTTCGGTCGGTAACACTACAGCCCCCACATATATTTATGGTAACCTAACGCTGGCATCAGCCCGTGAAACAAACATTGATGATAATTATGCTTATGTTTCTATGGGAACCGCTACAGGCCCTAATACAAAATTTTTAACAAGCCGCAATGGTAAGATTCCTAGTTTTGTTGAGCCATCTCCTGTTAGCATTGAAAAATATCAGAAGTTGAAAAAAGATGGTACTGATGATATTACTGCTACCATTAACACTCACACTAAGAATGAACCTCTGTTTATTCCTGCTGGTACTTATAAAGTAAGTGCGCCTTTGAATCTGAAACATAGCCTGTATGGTGCTGGTTCTTCTCGTGACCCTGCACGCGGCACAAGCGATACTATCTTGCAGTATACTGCTAATCCTAATTCTTTTAGTGTTAGTGGAGTTATTACTGTAGCTGGTAATGACGTAACTGGTAACATTGTTATTGCTAATCTTGACATTACTTGTAATGGTATGATTGGTGGCATTGTATTTACTACAAGTAAGTACACTGATAATAGCATTTATAATGTAAGTATCAATAAAGTTAAGTCCTATGGTGTTTACTTGCAGCCCAACAATGGCACTCTGAACCGTTACTGCTACATGGATAATGTAATGGTGTGGGGATTTAGTGATAATACTCCGGTGGAACGCTGGACTGGTTCGGTTGCATTTTTCTGGGGTAGCGCAGCTCCTGACTGCGAATGTAATAACCTTGTTAATATGGTATGTCAACTTGGTTTTGACTGCCATACTGATGTATACGGATGCAACTGGACTAGCTATCATGGTATTCCCTCTGGTGGTACAGGTGGTACTGATGCTAATACTTGGTGGAATAACACAATCGCTTGCAAAGTTACTAACAATGATATTCATGTTACTAACTTTTATGCAGATACTTGCCGATATGGTTTTGTATTTGACGGGCCAGGTAAGGCAGCAGCTTATATTAACAATATGATTTATACCTGCGATGATGGAACTGCTACCACTGAAACTGGCTATGCTGGTATTGCTTTGATTGGTAGTAGTCCTAATCCTCAGTTCGTTGTTAATGGTGGTATTATTAACCGCTCCGCTAAAGTTAGCACAACTATTCAGTCAACTGGTACTTATCCTGTTACCAATGTTGTATGTAAGCTTGATGATGTTTACATTTATACTAAGCGTGAATATATCTTTGGTAGCGGTGCTGTGGAACGCAGTCAGTTTATTTGTGCAGCTGGCGAACACCGTTGCATTGATTTAGCTATCACTAATCAGGTGCAATACACAGTCGCTGGGCATTCAGTTAGTGGAGACCCGTACAAGTATAAAGCATTCGCATATATCCCAGTTGATACTAATACCTCACAGGGTTGTATCCACCTCACTGACGGAACCAACGTTGATTATAAAATCTATATTACAAAAAGCGAAACAGATACATCTCTTAATATTACTGCATTTGACAACCGTAAACTTAGTCAATCGATTTTTAGCGCGTCTGCTGGTACAAGCAAGACAGTTACTTGGGATATTATTGATAGCGAAGATAAGCTATATTATGCTCAGGATTCTACAACTGTTATCCTATACTGCAAGGGCCATGCTTCAACTGAATTCACTGTTAGTTTGTCCGGATTCCAGTCTGGTATTTCTCCTGTAATTCTTGACCGTATTAGAAATGAAGATGGCACTCCTATGGATTATCCTCGCTGGGATGACCACAATGGTATGACTGCTATTAAGGTTCTTCGTCCTAATATTAGGTAAATAATAAAACACCCCTAGGTGGTTATCCACTTAGGGGTGCTTTTCTATTTAGAATGGCAAATCATCTTCATCTTCATCTTCCTGCAAGGCATCAAAAGCGTTAAGAATAGAATCGCTCAAAACTTTACGAAATTCCTTAGTGATGGGGTAGCAAATATCATGCCATTCATCTTTCTTATTCTTTGCACTAGGCATTGCTACAAACAGACCCTTGCTTCCGTCCATAATCTTAATACCAGAGATGCAAAATACATTTGCAAGTGTAACAGAAACCATAGCGCAGCAATTAGACTTCTTGTTATTGATAGGGAAGATACGAATATCAGTAATTACGGAAGAAGCGGACTTAGCAGAATTGGTGGCCTTAGCGGATACTTTCTTGTTAGTGTACATAGTTAGTTCTCCTTTGTAAGATAATGATAAGTAAGAAATTTATATTGAGGACAGTTTTTATACTGGCCGCAACAATCGCTTTTAAGATTGTACTCTTGGCGCGACACTCTCATACCCTCACAGCAAATGTAATTTGTTGTATGAGATGTATAATAAGGACATGTAGCTCTTCTACTGATTCTGTAAGAATCTTTTTCTTTCAATTAAATCATCTCCTATCACTCCATTCCCACTGGAATACACTTGCAGGATTACCATCAATTAACATAGCATATTCTTTATCGGATTGTGCTTTATGATAAGTTCCGTAAAGTTCCTTACCATTTTCATCGTGGTTTATACTAACAACTTCGGGCAAATAATCTATATACGATTCTCCACGCAATGAATAACAGAATGAATAATACATTCTATTAACAGGACTATTTGTTGAGCGCAATGTATAACCACAAGGCTCTAGTACAGTTACAGAATATTCATCTAAGTGGTCTGTTTCTCCGTTGTCATCCGTAAAATCTCCTATGATATGTGTTCCTGGGGTTTTACGAATGAGCTTCTTATTTATGGATTCATCATAACTTATATTAGGGCGAAAATATTCTTGTACTAGGTACTCAAAATCTTCATCATTTACTATTTGTGTAAACAATTCAGAAAGCTGTTTCTTGCTTGCACCTGCTACAGTAGCCTTAACTTTTAAGTGCTTATCTGCATCTAAGTATGTTGCACAATAGCATTTACTTCCCCATGTTACAAAATCCTCATAGTGACCATCAAAGTCCATAATACCAAAATTGTAACAATCTTTATTCTCACTGTTGTTAAGAATATTCTCATTGAATCTATCAATGGCTTTTTGAACATTCTCATTGTAGCCAACAAAATAACCGCTGTCTGTATCGTGATAGAGAGGTTCAATGCCTTGGCTTAATACTAGATAAAGCATAAAGCAAATAAGGTGCAGTCTACTATAAGCAACTGTATATAAACCATCTGTGAAGATATTTAGGGAATTTCTTGATTTAAGAAACTTAACCCCAGTTGGAATCCACTCAAATTTATCACCTTCCCCCTGCACACCAACTTCCTGCCGTAATGGCTTCATTGCTGAACATCCATACTGACCATTCAATCCACCTTTACTTGCCATTAAGGCGAAGTGAACTAAATCTTTGTTGTGGGTATTCATAATTTCTTGTGCAACAGAATCATCATAAAGCTTCAATCCCTCAAATGTAAAATCGTTTAGCGTCTCTACATGGTCAGCAACTTTATGCTCAAGTTTTTTGAATCCTGTTTTCTGGCGTGCATAATATTTAACTGTATTCCTTAAAGGCTTGTTAATAAACTTGTGAGCTGTTGCATAATAAAGTTCATCACATTCTGAACTACTATAATCATAAAGCATTTGAATTAACATAAAGTCAATATCGCAGCCATGAAATGTAAGTTCATCTGCTTTGACTACTTTACCATTGTCGAAGTTACCATTTTTAATATTGCTGCATTTGGATGTGCTGATATAGCTGTAAATACAGTTACCAAAATCCTTAGCGTTAATATTATAAAAGGTAACATTGGCCATAAAGTTATATTTTATTGGCCTTTCAAACAAGATTGATTCACGGTATGCTGCTTGTAGGACTGAATAGAATTTAACATCTTTACATCCATATAACTCAATCCGCTGGTCGGGATAATCGAAGAACCCTGAGTTAGCGCCGCTTTCGCAGCCAGATAAGAACTCATAGTTTGCAGACTGGAAATTTTGGTAACATTCATTAGGATTAACCTCCTTTCTCCATTTATAAGGGAATTTCCTACCATACATTGCTGATGGGTGCATAGAACTTGCATCAAAGCACCAAACATACTTAAATATTTTACCTACAGCATAAGGATTAGCATGAGTATAACCACCTGCAAGACAGTTTTGAAAGAACTCCATAAATGGTTCATTATTCTTGAGTTCTACTGCTGCTGTGAATTGTGCGGTATGGACTTCTTTATCTGTAGCAATATTTCTGTTAAGCCTTGTTTCACGCTTAATCATTGATGTGTTAGATACTCCAATATCTGATACATTATCAACTTTAGTGAAGTTTGCCATATAGCGACATAGTGCATACAAAACTAGCTTGCAGTCACGTTCATTGTAAATGTATTCAGAATCAGGTAAATCTGACCACCAATAATATTTTTGGTCATAACCGCCTTTGACTTCTTTTAGTTTAGGAACTCCAAGCTCTGTACCTATAAGCTCAAGACTTTTACAGGAAAGAATCTTGAAGCTGTCATAAAATTCAAGATGGTCAAAAGCTGCTACTAATGGCTGGTGCGGAGCAACTGCAATGAAACGTTTAGGATTAAAGTTCTTAATACAGAAATTTATGTTACGCATCATTGCTTCAAATTCATAGCTCAAGTTATGCACAAAAATTTTGACGTATTCATCATTATTCTTAGCATCCTCATTGATTCTCTCAAATTCGGAAGAAATTGAATCATAAGTTCTAAAGAAATTATAATCCATTTCATTCTCAAAGTCACTAAATGGTGCATGAGGTATAGGACGATAAGCAAATGAAGCTAGGCCGTGAAGATAAGTGCTTTGCAGATGCTCTTTAAGTTCATCCTCACCATACATTAAGGATGATGTTTCAATATCATAGCAATATATGATAGTTGAATACTTATGTTCATTACGCTTTCTCACATATAGCACCACCTTCTTTCATTCGTGAATATTACCACAAATTATACTTGGATGCAAGCTCTGTGAATTCTTCATAAGCTTTTTTATGCCGCTTTATAAAGTTTTCATTACCCTGTGTAATAGACCTAAGTTTATCACTTGCATCAACAAGCACTTTACCAATTTGGTCAGAATTTCTTAGCAGATTGTCATATTCTGAATATGCTCTATCCATATCTGCCAAAGTATCAAGTCCTAACTTTTGACCCAATGCGCATAATTTTTTCAAATCGTCTGGGGGAATATTCCTGCTATATGTGCCCATAAGATTGTTAAGAATACCTGAAATTGCACCCCATTTCTTTTTGTCAAAGTAGGTGTCTGGATTTCTAAGAATCTTATATGCAGCATCGCTATAATTAAAAACATCCTCAAGACGATTAGCTACTCTCAATGACCTGTAACTATCTGTAACAGATTTATTTAATGATTTAATATGCTCTGAATATTTAGATAGATACTCTTGCATTAGCTTTTGTGACGTTTTATCATCAACATTATTAGCTGCATCAATAAGGTCATTATACAGTTTTTCAGCTTCATCAAGAGCAGTTTTAGCAGTAAATTTCAGAGCATTGGCAATTTCAGGAGATTGTCTACCTCTAAGACTTTCTTTTAAGTCACCTGTTACAGTGATACCCGCTTTTCTGGATTTACGTCTTGTTGCGCCTATCTTTTTCAGTAACCTAGTTGCTTCGGCTTGACGCTTAAACTCTTTGTTCTTTGCCATAAAGTTACTCCTGATTCCGTAAAGCTAACTCTTTTCTAATGTCATTATCATAACGGTCAAGCAAATAACACAACTCTCTAAGCTGACAATCTTGGCAATCCTTATCCATAAAGTGTGTAAGCCATGATGGGCAGGATTTAATATACCAGTTATCACATAGTTTATTAAGCAGAGTAAGGGTTTCTGTATCTAGGTCTTTAATTGTCATAATAAACACCTTCCACGTTTTCCGGCCAAACAGAATCTAGGCAATCGCCTACAAAATATTGGTTAAATGTACAGTTAGAACTTGGTGCTACAGAATAATAAACTACTCTACCATCATGCTCTATAATGTCAATAACCTTACCAATTTTAGCAATTGTAATTGCTCTTTTCTCTTGTCCATCTCCATAGAAATAACCATATTCTCTTACATTGTATTTAATGATTGAGCCTATGGGAATGGGATGAATCGAAACATCATAACGCATTGTATAAACTCCTATCTTAAACTAATCGCTTAAATAATCATTATTAACTCCTCTTAGGATGTCAATGATAGCTCCTAAAACCATAATAAATTAAGCATTGTATCACCTTCTTTCTTAAATAATGAAGAGGGAGAGGGGAGAGGGGGATTATTGGGTTTAAGAAATTGAACCCCGGTTTATTTTTTAGGCTTCTTACAACACCCCCGGTGGGCGGCGCGGCAGGGTTGGTGCTAAGGTTAATGCCCATGCTCACCATTTTCTTAACGGATGGACGTTTTAGTGCTTTAAAGTGGTAAAGTGTGTTAAGGATTTGACAATCGCTTTAGAACTCTAAATTACTAAAGTGTGTTAAGGATTTGACAATCGCTTTAGAACTCTAAATTACTAAAGTGTGTTAAGAATTTCACATGTTAGCAGTTAGGCTTAACTATTTCTAGTTATTTATACTTAATAGTAAAGAGTTCTAATTAAAAATTTGTATAAAAATGCGCTGCTTTTAACAGCGGCGCATATTTTATTTGGGGTCAATGCTGATTCAATGCGGTTGCAATAACGCTTGCAAAATCGTCATCTAGATTTTTGCGGGCGGCGCGCTTGCCGGTTTTAGAGCCGTTGTACAATCTAACAACTTTGGGATAATTCCACCCGGTATTGTATTTGCATCGAATCCAATTTCTAAACTTGGCAACATGTTGCGCGGTTGTAGTACTATAATGTCCAAATACCCACAAAATGCCGATAGAGTATTGAAAAGCAGCTACAATTGTAGAATAGCTTTCTAAAATAACAAAATCGGAAAAGTCGGGTTTAATAATCCATGCCTTGCAATAATACAAGCGATTTTTAGAGCCGCCAACATGCAAACTAGACTGATATTCAACGGCCTTTACAATGTCTGAACGTGTGCGATAAATCATTGCGCAAACACCGCCTTTACAAAATCGTCAATACTTTCATTGACGTTATTCAAGTCGTGTAAAATGGTTGACTTGTAAATGCTGGAAAAGCCGGAAGCGATAAAACCACTATCGCAAGCGCGGAATGTGTCAATGTTACAATAGGCTGTATCCACAAGTCCGCAATTGTCAAATAATTCACGCTTGATTGTAAATCCGTTGTCAATGCCGGATTTTTTCGGCTTGATTGTAATAAGTTGCATTTTCATTTTTGTACCCTCTTTTAATTTATTTTTGGCTTTATGCCATATGGGGCCGGGCTTTACGGTAAACCCGGTGGAACGATTAAATTTTACTGTTGATTCAATGGGCGGACACTCAATACCTGACTCAATGGGCGGTCAATAGGAACGGCAACGGCGTTAAAGACGTCCCTAGGAATTCCCATGGTGTTTTCCTCTTTGGGCTGAACGTCCAACACCTGCCATTTGGTGCACGGCTCTGCATTGTGCAATGCCTTTTCTACCTTTTCAGCATCCAAAACGCCGTCAAACTGTTTTACCATTTCACCGGATTCCACTGAAAAATCATCATTGAAACGCGCATACTTTACACGGGCAACGGTACCAGCCTTAACAGTTCGGCTCACACAAGCGGTGCTTTTGGGCTTATCGTTGATGGGGCGGGTAATGGTAATAATTTCATTCTCTCCGTCAATGGTTTTTTCGATTTTCCAATTAGTCATAGCAAAATACCTCTCTTTTATGTTTTTTGTTTTTAGAAAACGGCTTATTTTTCCGGTTTTCTATTATAATAATACCATACTATATAAATAATACCATGTAAAAATGCTGCCTATATATGGATAAATGTATACTGTTAAATTTATAACAATTGCTTTAGTGCTTTGAAGCGATGAAGTGTGAAATATTTGACAATTGATTTAGTGCTCTAAAGTGGCAAAGTGTATGCTAATCATGCAACGCCCGTCACTACACATATAAGCGCTTTAATGCTTTTAAGTAGTAAAGTGTGTTAATAATTTAACAATCGCTTTAGTGATTTAAAGTAGTGTAGTGTGTTAATAATTTAACAATCGCTTTAGTGATTTAAAGTAGTGTAGTGTGTTAATAATTTAACAATCGCTTTAGTGATTTAAAGTAGTGTAGTGTGTTA